TAACTGCAAGGCGACCAAGACCTTGAGCAGTTCCTTCAGCGAATGGGTTAGCAACAAGACCGTATCTGGTCTTAAAGCCAATTTTGGGCTGGAAGGTGTTCTCGCCAACGGCACGTACCATTTGGAGAGGAACATATGGGCAATAGAAGAGACCAGCGTCATAAGGCGAAGAACCCTTATAACCAACAACGTAATATTGACCACCATTAGCACCAGGGTTGAAACCACCCGAATATGGGTCAATATAAACGCGATACTTACCTTGAAGAACACCAGCAAAAGTGTTACCAGTGTCGTCAACGTTGAGGTTAGCGTTGAGCGCAGGGGTGTAATCAAGAACTCCTGCCATGGTGAGTGCCGAAGCAACGTCAGCTGAGCAGAGGATCATGTTACCCTTTCCTCTACGAGTTCTGGTTGCGATTGCGTTAGCATCGCGCTCGATTTGGAAAATTAGACCCTTGAACTTCTCAACAGACCAACGACCATTGGAGTCAACGTCTAAGTCAAACGAACCAGCAGTAGCAACGTTGGTTTGAGCGCCAGACTCAGCAACCTTATAGATGGTTCTGATGACTTCACGGTTGATCTCAGCAAGAATCTCAGTTGAGAGAATGTTTGCGAGTTCTGCTTCAGCATTCAGACCGTGGATTGCCTTGAGGTCCTGAGCGAGTTCTAACGAGTACTCAGCTTTCAGAGCACGTGACTTAGCAGTAACGGTGACTTTCTCGATTGAGAATGCCATTTCGTTAAAGTGACCACCAGTGCTACCAAGTCCTTCAGAATCTTCGGTATTCATACCGCGACCAACGTTATAAGTGGTAGCAGTTTGTGAACCTTCTGGGTTCAGAAGACCTGGGTTTGAACCTGATTGTGCAGTAGTACCGAAACCAACAGTTCCACCGGTGTTAACACCTTCGTTCTGAGTATAACCTGAAGAAGCGAGGTCAAAGTTTGAATCCTGACCAGAGAATGTGGTATCTGCTTCGTCAAATAGAGCTTCAGCACCACTCTGATTGGTGTAGCGTGAACGCATTGCGAAGATGAGTCCTGTAGGACCATTCATTGGTTGAACGCCAGCGAGGTCATAAGCGACCAGGTTGGGCATTGAACGACGGATTAATGAAATGAGAACTGGGTCAAAACCTGCGGTAGGACCGATTTGATTAGCGCTTGCGCTGAAACCAGCTGTTGCACCGCTTGAACCGGTTGTTACGGTTGGACCCTCGTAAAGGAATGCACGCTCTTCGCGCATTTCCTTCTCTTGGTTTTCTAGCAGGATAGCAGTTACCGCTCTACGATGTGAATCTTTGATCGGATCCATACCCTCATAGTCGAGGACAGGTGCCCACTTCTCCTGCAATTGTTCCGCATTGAACATTTGCATTTGTTTTACCTCTTTAAAAAAGTTTTAGTTTGATTAGTATAATTTAAAAATCACTTTTTGGAAGCTCTACTGAGAACTGAGAGATATGACTCCATTAAAGGAGAAACACTTGCTGCAGATTCATCTACAGTCTCAACCTCTTCAGCAACTTCTCTTTGAGCACTAGTTACAGTGTTTGAAAAATATGAATTTCTCAAAGTTACTAGTTTCTCACGATAGGTATCTTCACTATCAAACTCAACATTTTCAGCAAGAGAAGCGAGTTTGTCTTTCTGAGAAACTGCAAGTCCCTCAGAAACTTCTGCAAAGATTACATCAGCAACTGACTCCGCTAATCTTCTATTTAGAGCAATATTTCTTTCGATTTGCTCGTTGAGTTTACCTTCCATTTCATCAAGTTTATCTACCATACTCTCGATAACATCATATTTATCTTCAGGGACGGTTACATAATGATCTTCAAAAAGACTCTTCATTCCTTGGAGGAATGATTCGGTCATTTCGGTCTTGAGACCGTGCTCAACTGCGAGTGTATTTTCAGAAATCCACTCATCAGCAACATACTCAAGATATGCATCAACACGATCTATAAGACTTTCTTTGATTTCTTCAATCTCTTCTACAAGTGCTTGCTCGTATGAATTTTGAAGAGATTCTTTGATTTCAGCAACTTTTGATTTGATCGCTGCTTCAAAGATGGTACGTGCTTTCTCTTGGAATTCTTCGGAGAGTTCTTCACCCTCAAGAAGAGCATTAACATCTTCTTCGATGTCAAATTCTTCCTTCATTTCATCTTCATCTTCATCTTCATCTTCTTCCTTTTCCTTCTTACCATTCTCTTTTTTCTCTTCTTCCTCGGATTTAGCTTCGGTTACTTCCTCTTCACCCTCTTCGATCCCAGTTTGATCTTCGACAAGCTCTTCTTCGTCTTCAGATTCCTCTTTAACAGGATTGGGCATATTCTCCATGGATTCTGCCGATTTAGCACCCTTGTTAACTACATTCTTGACTTGAGAAAGAGTTTTTCCTGGGGTGCTTAATTTTGCAGAATCATCATCTGACCTGTAATTTTCTGGGGTAGGACCGCCAAGATCTTCCCAAGCACCGGTTTGACCAGGAGTTGCAACAGGAGTTGCACTCTTGTGTGGTGCTTCAGCTTTAGCAGCGCCTTTCGTTACTACGTTTTCCATTTCTTGTAAA